CCAGACCGTGGTTTCCGGTGTCTGGTCGATGATTGAACATCATGTGGGGATTGCACCCACCCCGCCGGTGACAGATGCCCGTATCAAGGGGTCGCGTGGTGGGGTGTTTGACACGACTAGAACAGCCGTGTAAATTAACCATCACGCGAGAACAGCATCTCAAGCGTAAGGGCATTCCCCCCGCCCCGTCAAGCCCCCGCCATGTGCGGGGGTTTGTCGTTTCTGGGGGTCGCAGAATCGCTTATAGCGGCTTTACAGCAGGGGTAGGGGTCAGCCGGGGGTAGGCGTAGAATCGGCTGTAACGGGCGTGGTGACGGCTTCTAGCGCCTTCCATTGCCATACGCGCATGGCAGGTAGTTTCCCTGCCTTGACCCACCTGCTGACGGCAGGGCGGGACACCCCAAGTTTACGGGCGAGGGCGGCTTTGCTACCGGCAACGGCTAGGGCGGCTTGGATGTCCATAGGCGGTAAGTTAACGGGCGTGAAAAATATTTCAAGGGGGGGTGTTGACATACCCGTAACCTGTGTTAACCTATCCCTGTCGAATCAATCCACAGACAGGAGCAACGACATGACCAAGCAACCTATATTTACCGAGCAGCAGTTGGAAATTGGCCTCAACTACGCTCTGTTTTTCTTGTGGTGCGGTGAAAGCATTCACACCGCTTTGACGCGTGCTTCGTATTCAGTTTCGCATGATGAAAACGAACAGTTTCACTTTTGCCGCTGGGCCGAGCAAAACCCGCGTTTCATTGCCGCGATGAACGCTGTTTAATTCAACAGCATCACTTCTAGGAGCAACAGATATGCCCGCTTACTACGAATGGACGGTAGAACTTATCGAGGACTACCGCGACGGCTGCAACGACATCGTTGACAGCAACCACTTCGACACCTACGCCGATGCCAAGCGTTACGCTGACTCGCTCACCGTTCCTTACAGCCATTACATCGACATTGGCGTGGAGCGCCGGATGTATAACGCTGACGGCGATTTGATTAGCACCGCTTGGTCGTACATCGCGGACGGCAAGTTGCCCGCCTTCTTTGAAGATGCCTACGGTCGCGTTGCCGTCAAAGTCCCGGCTCGGTTCCACAAGGAATTGCAAGCCTAACCCACTCCCGGCGGGGGACTGCCACCCCGCCTTTTCAAAATAAGTGTTGACCCCGGTTAATTAATAGTCCATACTTCCACCACAGTCACTAACGACTGGTTCCACAGATAGGAGCAATAGATATGCGACCCATCCCAAAACACCTGCCCGCATCAATCCGCTGGGCAATCGTAGCAGGTGAATCCCGAGCAGCCCGTGACCTTGCGATGAAGCACGCAAGAGCGCACGCAGACATCCGTGCAGCGTTTGTTACCTGCGCTAGAACCAACCAACGGCTGATGTTTCAAGCCCTGCACATGGCGAGGACATCGATATGAAAACCGCTGGCCTGTACCTGTTCTCGTTTGCCATGTTTGCCGCCCTCGCGTGGCTTGCTGTGAGGACTTTCTGATGGACGACTGGCAACAGCAACGCGAGTGTGAGGAACGCCGGTATTACACCGAGCCGGTCATCTTTACTTGGACGCAAGCCGATATCGACCGCCACAACGAACTGCGGCGCGAACTTAAACAAATGATTGAGGAGAGCAAGAAATGTCAGACCTTCTAAAAATCAATGTTAACGACCATGTTGAAAAGAAAGGCAACCTCACCTATTTGTCATGGGCATGGGCGTGGGCCGAGGTGCTGAAACTCGACCCCGGCGCGTGGTGGAACGCGCACGAATGGGCCGACCGCCCTGCGATGTTCCTGCCGGACGGCACCGCTATGGTCAAGGTGTCGGTCGAGGTGAAGGGTAACACCAAGACTTGCGTCCTGCCGGTGATGGACAACCGGAACCGAGCAATCGTCAACCCCGATGCGTTTGCCGTGAATAGCGCCATCATGCGTTGTCTTACAAAGGCCATCGCAATGCACGGCCTCGGCCTTTACATCTACGCAGGCGAGGACTTGCCAGAGTCGGAGAAGGTCGAGCCTAACCCCGAAGTGCTGGCGCAGATTGCGTCTGTGACTGACGCGGCTGCGCTTGTTACCTTGTTCAAATCACTTGACCCCGCCATCCGCGCAGCGCACATGGATGCGTTCAGCGCACGCAAGAAGGAACTAGCCTAATGGAACAGCGTACAGACGACTGGTTTGCGGCAAGGCTTGGCAAGGTCACAGCCTCCCGCGTTGCGGATGTCATCGCCAAGACCAAGACCGGCTATGGCGCAGGTCGCGCTAACTACATGGCTGACCTTGTGGTTGAGCGGCTGACGGGTCAGAAGGCATCTTCGTTCAGCAATGCAGCGATGGAATGGGGTACCCAAACCGAGCCGCAAGCCAAAGCAGCCTACGCCGCAAAGACCGGGATACTGGTTGAGGATGTCGGCTTTATAGACCATCCGACTGTTGCAATGTCTGGTGCCTCCCCCGACGGGTTTGCCGAGGATGGTTTGATAGAGGTCAAATGCCCTAACACCGCTACTCACCTTGAGTATGTGTTGGCAGAACTTCCCCCCCTTAAATACTTCACGCAGATGCAATGGCAGATGGCTTGCACGGGCAGACCGTGGTGCGATTTCGTGTCCTACGACCCGCGTTTGCCCGAGCGGCTGCAACTGTTAGTCGTGCGCGTCCCGCGTGATGACGACTACATCAAGATACTTGAGCAGGAGGTAACTACTTTCCTGCAAGAGTTGGACGACAAACTTAACAAACTAGAAAAGGTGACCCTGTGAACAAGCAGTATGACAACAACAACCGTGGCGTTTTGTTCAAGAACGACCAGAAGGGAAACGAAAAAGCGCCTAACTACCGTGGCTCTGCCGTCATTGACAACATCGACCTCAACATCAGCGCGTGGATTAAGCGCAGCAGTAAGACCGGCGATGCCTTCATGTCCCTCAAGTTCGAGCCGAAGCAGGCTGCGCGTCCCAAGACAATGGCAGAGCAAAACCCCGAGAAGTTCAACGACGATGAGGATTTGCCGTTTTGAAAATCTTCATCGGATACGATAGCCGCGAGGACATCGCCTACGAGGTGGCTCGTGCGTCCATTCTGGAACACATGGAGGCAGAGGTTGTCGCGCTTCGACTAGATGACCTCCGTGAAATGGGGATGTACTGGCGCGAACCAGACCCGTTCTCATCCACGGAGTTTAGTTTCAGCCGGTTCCTCGTGCCTGCGCTCTGCAACTTTAGGGGCAATGCTTTGTTCATGGACTGTGACTTTCTGGTACGGCACAGTCTGAAGCCGTTGTTCGACTTCAACAATCCTGATGTTGCCGTGTGGTGCGTGCAGCACGACTACAAACCCACATCCCTGACAAAGATGGACGGGCAGGTACAGCGCCAATACCCGCGCAAAAACTGGTCGTCGTTTATGTGGTTCAATTGCAGCCATCCGTCAATGGGTGGGTTGACACCCGAAATCGTGAACAGCGAAACCGGGATGTATCTGCACAGATTTATGTGGGTAAACGACCGGCACATTGGTGCGTTGCCGCCGACTTTTAATTACCTTGAGGGCTGGCACACACGGGCGCAGGTTCCTGACCCGACTTGCGTGCATTTCACCGAGGGTGGCCCGTGGTTCGATGAGTACCAGAATGTTGAATACGCTTACGAATGGAAGCAATGGGCTGGACGGGTGAGGGCATCCGAGCGATGAAACGAATCTTCCCGCGAGGCACCAGACCCGACGCTATGGCATCTGTCGTGGCGCGGATGGTGTCCAACCTTGACCCGCTCAAGACATGGGCGGTCGAGGTTACGGAGTGGAAGAAGCCGCGCACCAACCAACAGAACAAGTTCCTGTGGGGCGTGGTGTATCCCGCCATCATCGACGGCGGTGGCGAGGCGTTGCGCGGATGGACACGCGATGACCTGCACGATTACTTTCTGGGCGAGTGTTTTGGATGGGAGACGCTGGAAGGGTTTGGCAGGAAGCGCCTGCGACCGCTCAAGCGTTCCTCTGCGCTCGACAAACAAGAGTTCAGCGATTACTTGCTGTTCCTCGAAACAAAGTGCCTTGATATGGGCATCGTGATACCGGAGCCGTCGTATGAAACTGCGTAAGGAAGCCCGAGGGCGAGGCTGCATGGTGCGTATCCCAGAGGTGTGCAACCACAACAGCGAGACAACTGTGCTGGCGCACTACCGGCTTGCCGGGGTATCTGGGATTGGCATGAAGTCGCCCGACATCCTTGGCGCATGGGCCTGTAGCGCGTGCCACGATGCTATCGACCGTCGAGCGCATACCGACCTTGACCGCGACTATGTGCGCCTGCTGCATCTCGAAGGCATGGCGCGAACCCTCGCACAACTCAACCGAGAGGGACTACTGTGACCTTCATGGTAGACACGCCGTACACCCCGGCGTACATCCGCAACGAATTCCTATATGACCACCAGACGGGCAGCGGGGAGTTTACCCCCTGCACCATCTTCGGGTTCCGGGCCGAACCTGCACGGGTACCCATGTTTAGCGTTATGGCGGCCTGTGGGGCGCAATGGGCGAGGGTGCCTATCCATGCCCTTGTCAGCAAGCCATGCCCTCCAATGGCTTTAGAACTCGCCTGCTGGTGGGACTCGTTTAGCCGCCACGCCGAGGTGCGGGAGATGGAGTTCCTGCGGGGTCACCGTGTCCGCGCCAGAGGCAGGGACGGAGTGTGGAGGCCGGGGGTCTACCTGTTCAGCATTTTCTGGCACAACGGTGGATGGTCGGAGGTCAGCGACCAGAGCAAAGACCACCACATTATCCGGCTGGAGGCTGGGCCGCTCATCGCCTACCCGAACAACAAATTGCATTGGGTTGACCCGAGCCATTTGTCGGGCGACCCGCCGCGAGATTGGAAATCACCGTCACAATCCTACAGCGTGGAGGCACTATGGTCAGATGGTTCGTCAACTGGTTCCGCAACCTAAAGGCACGCAGACACCACGAATGGAGCCGCGTGCCAAAGCCTAACTGGGCGTGCAGCCGAGGCTATCGGGATACTTGGTAATCTGTTGGAGAGTCGTCTAGCGGTAGGACTTTGGTATACTTACCTGTAGTTTAACTGGCAAAACTCCGGGTTTTGACCCCGGCAATCCTCGTTCGAACCGAGGCAGGTAATCCATGCAACCGCGTTTAATTGGCAAACAAATAAAAACCTTGTTGCAGCAAGGCGCATCAAATCGAGAAATAAGAAAAAAATTTGAGTGTTCTGCTGCTACCGTTAGTTATCACGCAAGGCGGCTTGGGCTGCAAAAGACGCCCCGCCCAACATACGATTGGAAGTTAGTTCAACAAGATATCGACGCCGGGATGTCGATGGGAGAGATTCTAAAAAAATATGGCTTTGCAAAAGCCACTTGGTCTAAATCTATAACAAAGGGGAAAATAACTCGACGAAGTAAATTTTCAGAACTTTCATTTAATGTTTTGATTGAAAGTTTTAACGGTCAAAAAATAAACCCGTATAGAAAAAAGTTGTTGCGTCGCCATATAGCAAAAGAAAACGGAAAATATGCTTGTACAGAATGCGGATTGGAAGAATGGCGCGGGAAGAAATTGTCGTTAGAGTTAGACCATATTGATGGAAACCCTAAAAACAATTTGCGCTCCAATTTAAGAGTGCTTTGCCCTAATTGTCATTGCATCACAAATACATGGCGGGGCAGAAATCGCTCTAAAAAGTAACTTTGACTCCGTGAATGAAGGTTCGATTCCTTCCTCGCCATCACACCCTACGCTCGAAGTGCGGCACATCCTTAAACGATTTCCAGAACCCGCCCCATTGGTTCTTGGGGTTAAGGCTCTGCCAATACTCACCGACCGGCGTAAGAGCAGGGATGTCGTAGGTCAACTTGCCGTCGCGGAAGAAATTCAAGTCAATGGCACACCGCTTGAGGTGAATGCTGTTCATCGTCTTGCTACGCCCAGTCTTCACATAGATGGCCTGCTGTTCCGGGGTACGGGCAAGTTCGCCGCCCGTCACGACGAAGCCCAGTTCAGTCGCTTTGTTAACGAGTTTGGCGACATCCAGCAGGAACGCCGCCTGTTCTGCTACGAGACTCACTTGATGGCCTCCTTGAGTGCGTCGGTCTTGTCTTTGCTGCTTTGGCTGGAACCAAAGTAGTAACTGACGATTTGACTGGCAATGGCAGACAGCACGCCAAGAACATAGATGAGGATGTCCTTGCGGCTTGCCTCCACAGGGCTACCGTCAAACATGACCACGCCAAAGAGGATAAAGGTCAGCAGCAGGATAGACAGCGCGAGAACGGGGGTAACAATCTTGTTGATGAGCGGTGCCTTGTCGGAGTTTGCAATCTGCACCTCACGCTCCCGAGCATCGTTCGTATCCTTCAGCCGCGCTTGCAGTTCTGCGAGGTCAAGTTTGTCTTCCTCCAGCCGCAACTTCAGCAGTTCTTCCTCATGCTCCATCTGGGCAATCTGCACCCGCGCCAAGTCCTCGGGCGACATATCGGGCTTAAGTTCAACGCCCAACTTCTCCTCAACAACCTTCTTGCCCTTGGCCAACACAGCGTTGGCGACGAGGTTAAGCCCGTTGCCAAGAAGCGGCGTTAGGATGGCTTGTAGCGCGGCAGGTATCATTTGGAAGCCCTCACAACATCTTCACCCTTGGTCACGGTCACATGGTCGCCCTCGACATCAACCCGCATGGGCTGTTCCTTACGGTCGAGTTTGTCCAACTTGCCGATGAGTTCCTTGATGACCGCAAACTCCGGCTTCTCTTCCTTGACCGTAGCACCGGCGATGCCGTTGAGCATGGAGATGAGCGCGGTCAGCGAGGCACCCAGCAGGCCCATCACCGCAGCAATCTTGTCGGCATCCAGCGCAAGGCTGGACAGTACGCCGATGATGACGATGACCGTAATGTACTTGAGGCCATCCTTGCCGATGGCCTTGCCTGCCACATCCTTTGCGGTGCTGTTAGCCTCAAGCCGTCTCATCTCGGCTTCGATTTGAACCTTCAGCAAGTCAATATCTTCACTCATTTGATGGACTCCAGCCACATCATCGTCACCGTGCCAAACGCGGTAAGCAGGATGACGATAATCGCCCCGCCAACCTGCATAAGCAGGCTCTCCAGACGCTTTAGCCGCGCATGGATGGCTTCGTAGCGCACCGCGCAGGTATCAATGTGACTCGTCACGGTCACCTCAAGGTCTTGTACCGTGGTCACGGCTCCCCGTCCTTCGGCACCTGCGCCTCTACCTGCGCTTTTAACTTCGCCCAGAGCGGATAACCGCCTTGGCTCGTCGGGAGCGAACCCAGCAGGTTCACGATGGCGACGGCTTCTTCCAAAGTCACTTCAAGTTTGGCTTCCATCAGACGCTCCACGGCAGCGGCGGCGAGACGACCGGCGGGTTCTTCTGGGCCTCAATCTGGCCCTCCACCGCAGCCTCGGTCGCGGCCTTATCCACGCCGTTGGCCCAGACCCAGCCGAGCACTTGGTCGAGCGTGAGGTCAGCATAGGGGGTGAAGGACTTGTCCTTCTGAAACGGCACGGAGCAGGTTGAGTAGACGCTTCCGTTGTAGTCTCCGTCCACGCCGTTGCAAGACCAATGAACGATGAAAACGACATCGGTATCGCCGTCCTCCTGCGGGAGGCAGTCGAGTTGAGAGATGTTCCAAGTGATAGTGGTCATTTATTTGCTCTCCAGTTGTGCGACACGCGCAGTAAGTTCTTGAATAGCAGCGGTCAGCGTAGCGACCAAGAATGAGGTATCAACACCTTGGTACCGTGGCTTGCCTTCAGCGTCCACAGCGTCCTTCTCGCCAACCACGCAATCAGGCACAACTTCCGCAAGTTCATGAGCGATGAAGCCCTGTCCATCAGAGCCATCAGCGTTCCACTTGTATGTGCAAGGCTTGAGCAACGCTACTTTTGCCAACGCACCTGTCATTGGTGCAACGGTGTTCTTTAAGCGGTAGTCGGAGGATGTGGCGTATGCGACTGTGCTTGCACTGTTTGGATATATTGACCCAATCACTGCGCCGTTATACCCAAAGGCAGCAAAATCACTTCCTGTATTACCAACTTCGTGGTGTATCAGTAAAGAACCGTTAGACGCTTTGGCTACAAGAGCATTTTGAGTAATGGTTGCAATAGTGGTTGCTGTCGTTCCAACCAGCAAATCCCCCCCGCTCGTGATGCGGGCGCGTTCGGTGTTGTTGGTGCCAAACAGCAAGTCAGAATTAGCGCGTTGGTAAACATACGCCAGCGCAGAGCCGGTGCCAGCAAGCAGGCCAATGTTGAAGTTGCCAGACGCAGCGTTTGAAAAAGCCAAACCCGTTCCGGGGTCTCCAATCGTGACGCGGCTTCCAATAGTCGTCGTCCCGATGCCGAGGTTGCCGGAGGAGTCGAGCGTTGCTCGAAGCGATGCTGCTGTTCCGGCGTTGGTGTAGAAGTTAATGCCAGAAGCCGAGTTTGTGCGGGACGACAGAAACAGGTTGCCCGTGTTGTCGTTACCCATCTGCACAGGCGTGATGTTGTCAATCGGGGCTGTTGAGCGAGAACCAATCAACACACGCTCGTTGCCGATGGTGTCGCGGATGTTAAAGGCGTAGGTGTCAATCGCACTCTGCACGGTCAACTTATACGCAGGCGAAGTCGTCCCGATGCCGAGGCCCGTCGAATTGAGGCGCATACGCTCGGTGTTGTCTGTGCCAAAAATCAACGCTCCGGCTGGAATTCCCCACAAGTAAGAGTTGACGCCAACTTGAGAAAGGTTGAAATAATTAGAAGCGTTAGATGTGTCCCAAACTGCAAGTGTTGGGACACCGCCCGAAACTGTAAGCCCAGTACCAGAACCTGATACGCCTGTGACTTTAGAAGCAGACGACCCGGCACCAAGTCCTAGATTTGTGCCGTCGAACACCAGCACCGCCCCACTCGTCGCCACCTTGCTGCCGTTCAAGTACAACACGCCGTTGGCGGTGCCGCCGTTGAGCGTGAGGTTGCCGCCTATCGTGGTTGCGCCCGTGATAGCCGCTACACCGCCTACAGACAGCGCAGAGGCAATGGAGACATTGGCACTAAAGCCAGCGTTGCCGACAAAGGTCGAAACACCGCCGACATACAACGACGATGCAATCGACACATTGGCAAACCGCGCATCACCCGCGCTGTTCAACTGCGAGACGACTTGGAAGCGCGTGCCGTCATAGACGACTACCACCACCTCACCGCTCTTGATGTCACCCGCAGCAAGAGCCACAGACCCGTCACGGGTCACAGCCTTTGCACCCAGCGAGTCGATGTTGAGCGTCACCGCGCCCGTGTTATCGCCCGTAGCGACGAAGTAGAACATCTGTCCGGCAGCGTAGGCGGCAACCACAGGCGCACCCACAGCCGTGATGGTGTCCGTCCCAGAGACGCTTGTAAGCAGTTTGGTGACCGTAGACTGCACCTGCGACAAGTTCGCAGAGTCCGTGGCGGCAGAGCCTACCCCAAGCCCCGTGAACTTGTAGGTGGACATCGGGATGTTGGCGGTGACCGTCGTCTGACCGTCCTTCGTGATGACGGTCGAGAGGCCGGTAGCAAGGTCAGCCGTCAGGGCGTTAAACGCCGTGGACGAGATGACGGTGCCAGCGACTACAGGCTGGCCTGCCGTGTTGATAAGGAATGTACCCGAGCCATTGAAAGACATCTGTGATTACTCCTGTTCTTCCGGCGTTGCGCCAAGAACGATACCTTGTGTTGCCAACAAACGCGCCACCGTCTCACGCTCTTGCGGCGTAAATTTTCGGCGTACCTTGCGCTGAACATTTCGCATCGCAACCTGCGGCGTGGTGCGACCAATAAGAACATCTCGCGCTACATCGCCTGCTGCATTCCGCAGGTAGGGCAGCACAGCCGCACCCGTAAACGCAGCCGCGCCAAGCGCACCGGGAAGCCCACCTAAAGCGGCAGCACCGCCTGCGCCAAGAACAGGCGCAACAGTCAACGCCATGCGACCCGTCTGCGGCTGGCGGTTCTCGAACACTTCCCGACCAGATGCGGCAATGTCACGCATCCGACCACCGCCTGCGGCATAACCCATGCGCGATTGTGACCCTTGCCGCACTTCCTGCGAGAACTGCGCGGGGGTAAATCCTCCCTCTCTGTCACCAGCACGGTACAGCGCGCCTTCAAGAATTTTAAAGTTGCCGTATTTGCTATCAATAGCACGAATTTTTGGCATCACATTTGACGGCAATTGCGAATCTAATGCCTCGGTAATGCGGCTCTCAACATTTTCAAGCATATCCGCAGCCTCAAAAGGCGCGTTTTTGTTTTTGCGAAGGTCGCGCACTTTTGCACGGATACGCGACCGCAAATCAAACAAATCATCGCTTAACAAATCTTTGCCAAGTCTTCGTCGTTCTGCAACAAGTTTTGTTAGCCCGCTTAATTCATTATTTATAAATGATGAAGCATAAGCGCGGCTTTCGTCTGTACCTACTGCGTTGCGAGGAATTTGCAACGCTTTGGTCAACGGCACATCTGGCCCCTTGTCAGGACGAATGACAGGAAGCATGGGGTAACCTTTGCCAACCTCATAAGCCTTGTCATAAGCGTCAATCAGGTCACGGAACATGGCCTGCGGGTCTTGACGGGGTTGCGTAGTAAAACCGGGAGGAGCGGCTTCCTGTGCAATCAGGTTCTGCGTCTGCGTCCACCCGCGTTCACGCGAGGCTTTGATGCGTGGGCCGATTTTTGGGACGGCCATCATGGCCTCCTCAATCTGCCCGTAGGTGCTTTCTGGCTGCATTTGTCCCGGCGTAAGGTCAACGCCGCGACTGGTCAACTTACGCGCAGAGCGGGTCATATCGCGCCCACTCGCCAACACCTGCGCCATGCGCTTTGCAGAGGGCAGCGCGAGGCCCGTAAGCACGCCCATCCCCAAACCTTCTAGCCGGTCATCGGGGCCAGCAGCCACAGCGCCCTGCACGCCGCCTTCGGTAAGGCCAGCAAACACGCCACGCGGCACCATGCCCATGCGCGTAGCCATGCCGCCAACGCCCATACCAACAGGCAGCAGCATTCCAGTCTCTCCAGCAAAAGCACCAATGTTGCCGGGAAACCGTTCGGTAATTGGAGCACCTTCTGCTTGCGCCTCGCGGACGCGCTCGGGAGAGGTCAATCCCGCCATTTCGGCAAGGTTTAAACCGATGTTGCGTGCGCCAAGACCAAAGCCGTAACCAAACTTCTCCATTCCCGTCAACTGGCGCATTGCGCCGGTATCCTTATCAACCGTAAACGGGGTTGGGCCACGCGCCGCAGAGGGCTGCGATGACACCGTGTGCGTCATTGCAGCAGCAGCAGGGCTTCCGGGTTGAATTGCTCTAGAGCCAAATTCTTGCATCGCCCGAGCCTGTGCCTGCTCTTGCGTTACGCTGTCAGGCACATTGTCGTAAGTATGTGTGCCACCGCCGGGAAGCGTGACCGTAATTGATTTTGGCATTACCAGTTACTCCTGCTAGTGCCGCCTTGATTGACAGAGGGAGCAGCCCCCGGCAATTCTGGCATAGCAACATTCAAACCAGCAGCACGGGCCTTGTCATAAAGGAACTTTGCAACCCGCTTAAGTTCTTTTTCAAACTCCGCTTCTTTCATTGACGGGTCAAGAGCGCCAACCGCAGCAGCAAGTTTTTTACCTTCAGCATCCGACAATGCACCCATGCCTTTAAGCGCAGAAACCATTGGAATAAAGGTTTGAGCCTTAAAAGTTTCCAATTGCGCTTGGAATCCACGAGCATCGGTGCCGGGAACATTTCCAAGAAACGACGATGCGCCAGTCCCTGCTTTGCGACCGGGATGCACAAGCAACTGACCAATGCTGTCGAGAGTGTTTTGCGTGTCAATGGTGCGTTGGTTAAGTGCGCGTTCGCGTTCAACATCGGCAACTTCTTGTGCCGCTGTGCGAGAGGTGTACGGCATCATGCCTTCGGCTTCGGACTCTCGAACCAGTTTAGGCTTGTTGTCAGGGCCAATCACAGGCACTAACCTTTCGCGTTCGCCCCTACCTGTAACAACTACATCAGGACGCTTTGCCGCAGCAATGTCCCTTATGCGAGAAACTGCTCCGGGTATATCTTCCCATTGTTGCGTTTTTGAATTCCATTGCATTGTGTCTTGCGCGGCGGTTTTAGGGGCGGCGCTTAATTGAGGCGGTTCCATCGTCCGCGCAAGAGCCGCCGCAAGCATCGGATTGCCTCTTACCGCCTCGCCGCCCTGCTTGGTCATCGCAAAGCGCATTGCATCCTGCGGGTCTTGGCGATAACGACTTTCAATTGCAACTTCGCCAAGTCCGGTTTCATCGGCAGGGGCAACATCACGCAAGGGAGCGCCACCCATCAATCGACCGGCAATCTGACCGCCAGTTGCGGCTACACGCTGCTCTGCATCGGCTTCAATCTGTGCTTTTACCCTTGCAGCGCCTTCCTCTGCTTCATCTGCCTTACGGGCAGCACGGGCGGCGAGGAACGCTTGCAGACCCTGCACCAGAGGCGCTCCGCGAGGAATAGGGGCGTTCTGGATGTCCCCCGGCTGGTACGCCTGCTGCGCCAACATCTCTGCCATACGGCGACGACGGCGTGCCTCGGAGGCTTGCCGCTGGTACTCGTCTGGGAGCGCAAAGGTTGAGACTGTTTTGTAGCGTCCGTCAGCCATTTTCAAATCCTCCCCGGTCAGGGCCACCCTGCGGGTTGGTCATCCCCGGCGACTTCGGCATCTTCGGGTACTGCCGCAGGAACTGACGCGGCGCACGGTTGATGTCGGCAGCGTTCTGCGGGGGCGAATACTGCATATCGGTCTGCGCCCCTGCGTTGTTGCTCACCTGCTGGCTTTGGCCCTGCATCTGGAGCATACGCGCCATGCGCTGACCGCGACCGCCGTTCATCATGGGGGGAGCGTTAAAGGTCTGGTATGGAGTTCTCATTTATCTTCCCCCAAAGTAACTGCCAACAGCCCCGCCCAACTGTCCATAAAGACCCATCTTGGCGTTATACGCTGCCGTCTGGTTAGCGTAGTTTTGCTGCGCAAAGTTACCCGCCGCTTGTTGCGCTCCAAAGATGGGAGCCGCACCAACTTCCGCGCCTTGGTAGGACTGGAATTGCGGCATCTGCACCTGTGCGCCGCCCATGATGGCTGCGACCTCGTTAAGCGGGAGCGCCCGAAGCGCCAACTGCTCTTGCAACGCTGCCTGACGCTGGGCGTTCTGGAAGTTTGCCGCCGCTTGCGCTTGGTTGAAGCCCTGTGCTTGGAGCGCCGCTTGAGCCTGCGCCTGCTGCAATGCCGCCTGTTGGTTCTGGGCAAGCGAGGCGTTATACAGCCCAGCAATGTCCATTTCCTGCCCAAACTGCTGACCGGCAGCAGCGTTGTACGCACCCGCCGCGCCCAAGCCCTGTTGGAAGTTCTGCGCGATGGCACGGTTAACGGCTTCCTGCGCCGCCTGTCCCGTTTGGAATGAAGCCATCTGCGCGTCTCGACCAAACTCACCCGCCGCAAGCCGCTGCGCGAACTGTTGCGCCTGCGCGGCGTTGGCGAACTGCCCAGACTGGAGCGCAATCTGCGCGTTTTGAGCAATAGCGGCGTTCTGCGCCTGCTGCGCCTGCTGTCCCATCTCAAACTGCTGTCCCGCCAACGCAGCGCCGACTTGCGTCCCTGTCACAGCCTGACCAAACCGTTGCGCTTGTGCAACCCGCGCCGCCTCGTCAACCGCCATCGCCTGCCCAAAGTTCTGCGCCATCGCTGCGTTCTGCGCTTGCTGCGCCTGCTGCGCGGTCTGGAAGGCCATCAACTGACCCTGCCGCCCAAACTCACCCGCCGCCATGCGCTGCTGGAAGTTCTGCTGCTGCGCTTGATTTGCCATCGCTTGCGCGGCTTGCGCCTGACCGAAGTTTTGCCCGATGGCCTGATTACCCGCCGCCTGATTCTGCATCGCCGCTTGGAATGCCGCCAACTGCGCTTCGTTGCCGAACTGACCGGCCTGCGCCCGTTGCCCAAACGCTTGCTGTTGCGCTTGGTTTGCAGCAGCCTGCCTAGCCAATTCGTTCTGGAAATTTTGTTGCGCTGCTGCGTTTTGCGCTGCGGTAGCCTGTTGACCCGCGCCAAACCCCGCCAGAGCCGCTTGGTTGGCAAAACCGCCCAGAGCCTGTGCCTCGCCTAGCCCCTGTTGACGAGCCGCCATATCAAGGCTAATGCCCTGTAGCGCGGCCTGTGTTCGCAGGTCGTTTTCTTGCTGTTGTTGCTCGGTGATGGCAGCGCCATACGCTTCGCCGCCACGCACCAAGCCCTGATTCGCCAACTGTGTCTCAAGTTGCGACCGTTGGCGCTGCAACTGCGGGTCGAGGCGCGACATAATGGCCTGCTGCGCCGTCATACCGGCGTTTACCGGCATCGCGGCAAGTTGCGAGGTATCCAACTGCCCTTGCAGCCCCGGTGCCATAGGCCCACCCTGCGCCATCGCAGCAGCCCCCGGCGCTCGGGCAACATCGCCCACGCCCGTCAGGTCATACTGACCACGAAGCGACGGAGCGCCCACGCCGCCCTGCGCTGCACCAAACGCGCCCCCGCTTGGCCCACCTGCTGCCATGCCCAACCCAGAAGCGTCAAACGAAGATGCGCCAATGCCAGCAGGCCCACCTTGCGCCATCCCGAACTGCCCCGGCGTAACATTGACTTGCGCCCCGCCAACGCCAGACAAATTCAATCCTTGCAGCGTTCCAGCCGCAGGCCCACCCTGCGCGGTGCCAAACTGACCCACGCCCGTTTGCACGGGGGCAAGGCCGGAAGTGTCCAAACCGCCGAATTGCACGCTAGCGGGGCCACCTCCAGCCATTCCGTACTGCCCTGCCGTGGGGCCGAAGTTAACCGGCAGCGCCGACACATCAGAGCGTGCGCGACCCTGCAACTCGGGAAGGGTCGGCAAGTTGCCATAACCGCCAAATTGGAACTGCTGTGCCGGAAGCCCCTGCGGGGTGAAATCCGTGCCGTAGACATTTTGCACGCGCCCGATGGCCTGTTCGCCAAGGCCGGACAACGCACGCTCCACCCGCTGCTGCGCCTCTAGGGTCGCCTGTGCCTCGGGGGTCAGGTACTGCTCAATCGTCGGGGTGTCCAAGTCCACCATCTCGGTGAACATCTCGCGGGTGGGCATCACATCGCCCATGTACTCCCCGCCGCCGTAGCCCTGATTAAACCGTTGCATTTGTCCCGGCCCCATGCCGGACGCATCAAAGCGACCGCCGCCGATAAGCATTGCGGTTGGCACCTGCGCTCCGGTAGGCAGCGTAGTGAAGTTGGCTCGACCGCCCTGCGTGTATGCGAAGTCATCGCCTATTCCCAGAGCCTCGCGCCGCGCAGCAGGCATACCGTCAGCCTTTGATGCCATAGGCTCCGGCGTAACGCCGAGGTCAACGCCGCCGCCATACATACCGCCACCGCCCATCTGCACGCCACCACCGCCCGTCGTGGGCATGGCAGCACCGCCACCAACGCCAACGGTTGAGGGTGCGCCCTGCGGTGCGCCGGTAGCCGGTGCCTGCGGGTTACGCGCACGATAGTTAGCCATCGCCGCGTCATACGCAGCGCGGTTGAATTGCGGTCGCCCGTAGGTCACACGCTGACCACCAAGCGGGGTAATGATATTGGGGTTAGAAAGCCGCGCAGTAAGACGCGCCGCCTCTAGGTTGGCGATGCCCTGCTGTTGCGCCGCACCTGCGTAATCAGGCGCTGGCGGCGGTGCCGGTGATTTTTTTCCCATAACGGTGTCCTAAATAACGACACGCCTCGCGTGTCATGGTCAGGAAAACAATATCACCGTCGGTGTCGGCATCCTTCAGACGCGCTTCCTCGGTGAAACCCATTTTACGCACAAGCCTGATGGCTTTCGCGTTTTTACTGCCCACGGGGGCGATGATTTTGTCAACCCCGCAGACATTGAAAGGATAGTCAAACATGGCTGCAATGTAAGCGGGGGTTAAGCGGTCAGAGATGGCGATGTGGCAAACCACGCTGCGCCCGTTCCAGTTCTCGTAAACCACGCCGCCGACAATGTTCTCTCCCTTACGCAATCCGATGGCGTTAGAGCGTTCAGCGTGATACCCGCCGCCCGTATGCCCACAGACCCATTCGCCCACCTCGGGGCCGCTTGTTATATGCCAGCCCATCCGAGTTGATACACCACATCAGTTGAGGCCCATTGAATCGCTAACTTGTTGCTGCTGCTCTGAAACTGTACTGACCCGCAGTAGCCAACGCCGGTAACGCCCTGCCAGTTGTTCTGAATCTCAAGGTCGGAACCCCACACAGCCGTATCCCACAACGCGCTGTCCCAAAGGGCAGTCAGCGGAGTAGAAAACGATATCGGGGCAACATTGTCTGAAATGTTGAAATCGACATTGATGCCAACCCGCACAGACGGGGTGCCGTTGCTGAAAATGCTAGGCCGTGCGCGTGTAAAAATCTTCTTTACGCCGCGAGTCTCGAAGTAGTTAAAGGCTTGAAGAATCTTGCCGTTGATGTTGCTTGTGTCATCAATGTAGCCGGTGCTACCCGTTGTCCAAGCCTTTGCCACGAAAGTTGCCGCACCAAAGTACGGCGTATCGTCAAGCAACCCAAAGTGAAAAGCGTTCCAGTTTGTAAACCTGCACCACGCCTTCGTGATGTTGTTCATCACAAACTGCTCTTGTGCGCCTTCACGCACCGGGACATTGACGATTAGGGCGTTGTTCTTCGGGTTGTACAACATACACCACCCGAAGTTGTCCCTATACGCCGCAGCAGCCGCCGCAAACGCACCCTGTATCTTGTCCGATAGCGCGATGTTGGGGTCGAGCCGCGAGGATTGAAGCGCCGAGGCCATGGGAATCAGCCCGTCAAGCGTCAGCACCAAAAGGTCGCCGCCGTACTTCATCAGGGAGCGGGTGCCGATAGGCGCACCCACAATCCACACGCCAATAAGCGCCCATGTGGAGGCAGATGAGGGGTCTGTACCGCGATAGACGATTACCTCGCCCTTGTCGGTGACAAATACAAGGTTGTCATCCACGCCGTAGCCAGCGTCAATTGTCCACGAGGCCATCGACACCAACACGCCGCCCAGACGCGCAATGGATGACAGGTCAAGAACCTGCGCCGCGCCGCCAACGCTAGAGGTCGGCAGGTACCACGCCTTCAGCGTGTCCTTCTGGATGAACCATACACGGTTCTTGAAAAGCGTCGGAGAGTTGAGCGTAGTGGTCGTAACGCCCGTAATGGCAGGCGAGGATGAACCCGTGATGCTTGTCCAACTTGAGCCGTTGTAAAGATACGGCGTGTTGACACCGTTAGCGGCATACAGGTAGTTGCCACCTGCGGTCGTGACATTGGTGTATTCCCACTTGGAGTTGGTCAGTCCGCTGACCGCCGCCGCGCCAATAGCACCCGCAGATGTAGCGTTGTAGAACTTGCCATCTGACACCGCCCACAACTGGTCAGAGGTGCCGCCGCTGTAGGTCATCAGGGTTTCTACATCGTCGGGAAACCCCGTGGCGTGCTTCACATAGCCGCCGCGCAAGACAACATTGGATACGCCGGGGAAGTAGTTGTCCAACTGCACGGCATCCGTGGGTGCCATGTTGGCGAGAGAATCCCGAGCGTTCCAACCGCCCACGGGCGACGGCAGGCTTGCGACATTTGCCGCAGCGCGTTGAACGAGGCGACGAGAAACAGCCATCAGTTCTCGTACCCGTAATTGCTGTCAGGGATGTTGTCGTAGCCGATAAGCACCGTGCCCGGACGCGGGGCAAACGAGAGGTTGGCAGCGCCCGTATCCTGTGCGATAGCCGTCTCAAGTTCAGCAAGGTAGTCGCGAAAGATAGCGGTTGTATCGAAGCCCTTTGCCTCGAAATACTTAAGTTTGGTAGACAGCACCATCACACGGTCGGGATAGATGCAGGTGTCGTTGTCTGCCGTCATCGAAGTCTTGGCGGCACCCGCAACGCTTTCTGCCCATGCGTTGCTGCGGTACTCAAAGCCGAGCAACTCGCCAGCGTTCATTCCGGGCCAAATCTGGAAGTATTTGCCGAGCAGGCGGTAACGGATACGGGGGCCGGTCGAGATGTAGCCCGAGAGCAGCCACTCCCATTGTTGCGGCGACTCTGGGCCGAGCATCTCCCAACGCTTGCTCTTATCCCAATGCGTGCGGTTGACGCTGCTGTAGTAATCCGAGGGCAGGCCGTACTTGACCTTTTGGAACACCAGACCGCCACCGACCTGCGCCTCTGTCGGCTCGTAGTTGATAGAGACAGCCGAGGGAGACAGCACGCCCGTCACATAGGTGGCATTGGGGATACCAACGCCCTGCACCTGATAGGTTGTGTCGATGGACGAGGTATCGGGAATGCCGGTAATGGCATAAGCCGAGGTTGTCCATGTACCCGTGGTGCTAATGGCCTCGGTGTAGAAGGTGTGCTGCTTGGTCAATTCGCGCCAGTCAGCACGCCGCATCAACTCGTACCCCGAGGCGTTCATCAGGGCAAGAATCTGCACCACATCCTGATTGGGGTTACCCGCCACCGTAGACGGTATCGGTAAACCCAGTTCAGCGGTGACCTGCTGAACCAACGCCAACATGGTTGTGGTGCTCATTCGTTAACTCTCCGCAACGGCTTCCTTCTTCGGGCGACCAGCCTTGCGCGTCATCAACGCTGCCATCTGCGCCTGAAGTTCTGCCAGTTGTTTTTTGGTGTCGTCCAATTGGTTTTCGGTTTCCGAGCGATTCCGCTTTGCAAGAAACGCCTTTGCCTTCTCACGCAAACCGGGGCCACCCATGCCAATGCGCTGCAACTGCGAATCGGATGCGTTGGCAATCTGCTCTACGGTCTGGAACTTCAAGATGCGAAGTTCCTCAATGTGTCCACGGGTAATGTCGCCGTTGCCATCGGTAAACCAGACATCAAGCGAGGTGCCGATTGCGGGGGCATCCTGCTCGTTTTGCTTCATCTGGAAATAGAGATACTGACGCGGGAACCGCTTCTTGTGGTCTTCATTCATCGGCTGTTCGATGATGGTCGTCTTATCGCCGGGAATGTTGATACGCACAAACGGCTTGCCGTCCCACTTCGGGTCTACATCCTTTGCGATGTAGAACTCGACTTGAAGTTGCTCGTCCGCGTTGAAAATGTCGCTATCTAGAGGCATCGTCGTTTACTCCTGTGGGGAGGTGAGGGAAGAAATCACAGGTTGTTGACCTGTGTTAAGGTCGCAATGACCGAAGGAATCGCAGGCCAGACACTTGTGGCGCTGGCTGCGAGGATTCTAACGCTGGTATCGTCTGTTGCCCACATCAATTCTACATAGTGCGTGGGTTCCAATTGAATTATGAAGTTCCACGCCGCTACCGTTCTGGCTGCGGTGCCTTGAATAGCAATTGTAGTTGCTGTGTTTGGGACATTGGTTCCGTTCTTGCGAAGCCAAATGTAGATGTTGCCAGCACCGCCAGAGGTCTTATCCAATTGCGCCGAGAATTGCACATTGTAGACACCTTGGAAGTCTGCAACGAGCCGCGAGGTAGGCGACCCGATAGACACCCCGTTGCTGCTGTCGGTGGTGTTAAACACCATGCCGTAGGCAACATCAATCGACGCAGCAACCTGCGTGGTGGTGTCGGAAAACGAACCGTAGTGCAGGATAGGAACCGACCGCCCGAAGCCCTGCAACTCTTCCCAGAGCGTGTTGCTGACGGCAAAGAACATAGCCGAGCAGTCAGGGTTAATCGTGCCAAAGCCCACATTGTTGATGCTGCTACCCGCGTCATACGGGTACACCGTGATTGGGTTGGCGGTGCTGTTCTTAACGATGACGGTTTCGCCCATCTCCGTCGGGGGCAGTCTTACGCCCGTGCCAACCGCCGCGCTGTTTACATTGGTGTAAACATAGGTCAATTGCAGCGCATTGCCTGCCGAGGTTCCGGCAGCGGTCGCTGTGCTGGTGCCGTCGCCGCAGATGGAAACGGTCTTGAGGCTGTCTACGCCTGCGCCCAGCACCCGTGAGGGTATCGCCATCTCAAGCAGCCAACGCCATCTTGCGGCGCTCTTCGATGATGGCGGCAATCAACCCCGGCCCCTTGGCCTCAACCGTGATTTCTGGCATCACGGAGTAAATCATCTGGAACTCGTTTGCCTGCTGCGCCATCGCAGCATTGCAGGTGAACTTGCGCTTTTCTGCGCCCACATAGACATCCATCGTCGGGCCGGTCATCTCGCCGGTAAACCGCTTGATGCCGTCAGCCCGATTGCAACTGTCGTACCCGTACAACACAAAGTTGCGAAAGCCAAGCAGGTACCCGATGTTGATGGCACGCATCCCCGAGGTGGTGCCGCCGCCGACCGCTAACTTGCCAGCGCCCAGCGCCTTCATCTCCGGCCCTTCAGCCCATGAGTGCCACAGGACAACCTTGCGCTCTTTCAGCGTGTCGAAGGTGACCGGGGGGCAGCGGGAGGCAACGAGGTAGGTGGTGTGCGCGTTATGGCGCTGTATACCGCTTGTGCGGTCACGGGGGTCAAGGTTGACCCACAGGTCAGGCTCGATGCCGTTCTCGCACAGGAAGTCGTGTGCGGCCTTTACAGCGACGATGGGACGACCGGCCTTCTGATGCGCCCGGATGTCCTCAACGAAACTAGGCATTGACCACCCACTCGCTACACACACGAATGTTCCATCGTGGGTGCAGAGAGCGGGGGCCAACTCTGGCAACCCACGGGCAAGCGACGAGCGAATGTTGGAACAGAGTTCCTCCGGTTTGCCAGCCGCCTGCACCGTGAGTTCCAGTTTTTGCATGGTTACGGGGTCGCGTTAGACGGAACCGGGATAACCATGGTGAACGCTGCAACCGCAGTCATAGC